AACCGTGGCGCCGCTTGAGCCATCAATGACAAATGCCCCGGAAAGATGGTTGCGGCGGCACGACTCGAACGTGCGACAGCGGGGTTATGAGCCCCGCGCTCTACCGACTGAGCTACGCCGCCAGAATGCAAAAAACCCAGCCAAGCTGATCGCCGGGCGGGGTTTTCCAAAGATGCCTGATTTTGGGTGCGAGTTTGCGGCCTGTCAAGCGCTGTGTAAGGATTCCTCGCGCCGTGGCGTCAGTCCAGTCCGCTCGAACAACTCGGCCAGCCGGCTCTCGGCCCGAACCTCCAGCGACTCGCCTATCTTGCGCGCGATCTCGGCACAGCGGCGCAGCGCATGCACAGTGACCCCCGTTTTCTTCTCAATCGCGCTTAGGCTCCAGCGATCAGGCGCGCGCTGACTGACCCGGTGATACTGTCTCCAGACGATTAAGCCAACGGCTAGCGCGTTGCTGACGCCAGACGCCGGCTGCACGTACTCGGCCAGTGCCAGAACGCCTTCGACCTTGGTGGTCAGGTGTCCGAAGCGGGCTCGCACGGCCGCATGCTCGGGCGGCGGCAGATGATGACGCGCAGCAGCTGTGACCAGCGCGCACTGGCCCCGGAACTCCAGCGGCGACATGCCGCCCATGTTGATCGTCGAGCCGATCCGCCTCTCGGTCTTGCCGAACTGCCCGCGCAGGCTGTCGATCAGCACCTGGGTACTCACCCGCTGCGTCGGCGGCAGGATCGCCATCAGGTACGAGACGTGCAGCGCCTGACCCACCGAGCGGAACACCGGCTCCTCTGTCATTCGAACGCCTCAGTCTCCCAGCCGTTCTTTACCCTCTTCACAGCGATGAACCGGAACGGGTACATCTCGGCCGCGACCTTGATCTTGACCCTGGCGTCGTCCTGCCAATAGCCCTTCACCTCATGTAGCTCGAACTCGCCGCTGGTCAGCATCACAGCATAGTCTGGCGTGAAAAACGTGCTGTCGGCCAGGCGCAGCTTCACGCCCTCGAACCGGAACCACGCGACCTCGCCGGCACGGCGCCGGGCCTCGAGGTGCTGCTCGTAGGCGGCTTCGGTCTTGTTGCGCTGCCCGGCCTTGAGTCGACCAAGGGCCTGCGTACGCTGCTTGGCGCTGGTGGTCTGCATGGGCCAGATCATGCGCGATCCACCAGCGCGTCGAATGGCTGCGCCGCGCGCAACAGGGCCGCAGCCTCGTGCCGCCGCTCCCATGTCCCGACGGGGCGCACGATGCGAACCGGATAGCCGTCGATCATGCCGTCGCGGCCCGGATTGCACAGGCGTTCGACCGGATCGGCGCCGGTCTTGGCGTGGTAGCGCGTGCAGTCGTCGCGCAGCTCGCACCAGCCGCCCATGCAGGCCGGCAGGCGCATCGGCAGCACCACCTCGGCCCTGGCTTTGCCGCCGTGAATTCGGATCATGCCGAACCTCCACCAGACTGGCGCCCAGCGAGATGCACACGCAAGCCTTCCACGGGACCGCCAACCAGCACGAGCACTTCGCCCTGCCAGAGGATCTTGGTGACCCAGTGTTGGCCCTCGGTGCAGGCGTCGATGACGTGGATGTTTCGGAACTCGCTGCCGAGCAGTTGCTCGCGCTCGTCGGGTGTTGAATGCGTGAAGTTGATCACTCCGCAATCTCCTGATGCCCGCGCTCTGACGCGCGAATGAAGTCGCGCTGGAACATCGTCAACTTCTCTCCGGCCTGCATGCGCGCGCGAAGCCGCTGCGCGAGCATATCGCGCGGAGCACAAGACGGGTGGCGAAGAAGGGACGTTTTGAGCCCCGCCAGGATCTCGCGTACGCGCGCAGGGTCCGCTGTCGGCGCGGGCAATTGCTTCTGAACGTAGTCGGGTCGGCTGTTGCAGGCCTTGCGGAACTCGACAAGGTTGGGCGGTCGATCCGGCAGGTTTTCGAGGGCATACCGAATCCCGTCCGGGCGTTTCTCATAGGCGGATAGCTCGCGCGCCCAGTGCGCCTTCATGGCGGCGACATGCTGCACAGGATCGACGCCGGCCGGGCACTCCCATTGCCGGTCAAACGCTGCGCCGTAGGTCGCGCGCATCGTGGCCCAGATGCGCTCAACCCAGGAGTCTGGAAGTGACATCGACGACATCCATCGGTTGTGGTCGCGGGGGCCGTTGCGGAGGCGCGGCGCCACCGGTCATGAGGGCAGCGGTTTCGAGTTGGCGGGCCTTGCGGTCATCGGCCTCTGGCATGGCGCCGTGATGCAGTCCCTTCGCGCGCAGCGCCGCCTCTTCGCGCTGGCTGGCGAGGGCGCCGAGCAGGTAGGCGAACGGATCGCGCTTGTCCCTGGCCTTGCCCACCAGGCCGAGGAATTCAGCCTCGGTCGCCCCGGCGTCAAGCAGCGCCAGCAGCGTCGGGTGGCCGGGGTTCACCGACGTGATGCCCTCGGCCTTGAGGGCTCGGCAGATGATCCCTCCGGGCGTTGGCTTCGCATCACCGACATCGAAATCGACATCGACATCGCGCGCGCCGCGCTCTGTGCGCGCCTCTTTTATTGTTTGGTGTATGGTGTCTGGTGTATGGAGAGCTTTCTGCTGGGTTACGTTTTCAGAACCCGGCGGAAACCCACCGGGTTTCGCCTGGGTTCCTGTTTTCATCTTCTTAGGGCGGCCACCATTCTTGCCGTTGGCCTGGGCCGCGTTGATGCGCGCCGTGGCCCTCTGGATCTCTTCCTCGGCTCGGCCGTTCACCCAAATTCCATCTTTCAGCGTGAAGAACTCGGCCAGGACGGCATCCACCGCAGCCTTCTCGTCGCGGCTGCGAGCGCGGGCCACGCGGTGCGCTTGATCGGCCGGGATGCCCTGCTCCGTGCTGTAGTAACGGTCCAGTAGCAGGGTGTAGGCGCCGTGCTCCACCATCGAGAGATGGGCGGTGTCCTTGGTGTAGTCGCCCAGGTGGCGCTCGTAGTAGTTCACCGAACAAGCCCCCTGGCAAGGTCTATGTGCCCGGCCGCGCAGACGCCGCCGATGCCTGGATCACACGCTGCGGCGGGCCGAAGTGCGTCGGCCATATGGAGACGCCACAGGCACCCACCGGCCGTGCCGTGGCCCTTGCGGCGCGCGCAGAAGCCGGCGAAGGCGATGGCGCTTCGGCGTCTGAGCGTCGAGTACACGGGGCCGAACGCACGATCATCGGCCGGCACGATGCCGGCGGCCTTGCAGGCATCGGTGATGTCCTCGCCGCTCGCTGTGCCGTGCTCGGTCAGGTACTGAATCACGAAGTCCTTGGCACGATCGCTGAAGCCCGGCTCGTCGCGGTCGGCCCGGTCGATGGCGCAGCGCATCGCGGCTTCGCCGATGGCGCGTGCGACCGGAAGCGTCGGTGTCTCAAAGTCGAACGCGGCCTGGCTCACGACGCCGCGCCCATTCAACGCATCGACCAGCACGGCAGCGCCTACGCGGCCTGTTTGGCCGGCGCGTCGGGGTAAAGGTCGGGACGAAGTTCCTGCCGTGGCACTCCGGTCGCGCGCTCAACGTCGATGACTTTCTTGTGCGACACGCGGCCGTATTCGACCCACTGATGCACAGCCTGAGGAGTGACATTGACGGCCCTGGCAAGGGCCGACTGGCTTCCTGCGGCGAGTACCGCCTTCTTGATGGATGTGGTCATGGTCTGGTCTCTGATCGTGGATACAATCGCATCTTGTATCAAGAGCCGATCAGAGTCAAGCCTTTGTTGCGGCGACAGTTGCAAGGACGCCTTACGCCTCGCCCGGCCCGCCTCGGCGAGCTTTTTTTTGCCCTTTGCCACAATAAACGCTTGACAAGGTTAAAGCGTTGTTTGTAATCTTCGCCTGTAGATGCTTTCAACAACGACGACAGAGAAGGATCGAAACATGCGAACCGAGATGCCCTCCCGGCACAACACCCATGCGATGGCCGCCATGGCCGAAGCGATGAACCCGGCCAACACGGCCGCGATCACCGAACGATGCACCCTTTGGCCCTGGGTCATCAAGCTTACCTACCTCACGGCCAGCGGCTGCACCGAGACCAGCACGACCATCCTGCAATCGACGGCGGCAGACGCGCCGCAGCCGGAAGCGCTGCTGCCGCATGGCGCCGAGCTGCTCCGCTCGGACGTATTCCCGGCCACCCGCTTTGAAAACATGCGCGCCGACGTGCGCGACCGCTACAAGCCGCAGTACCGCGCCTTCGTCATGTGGCGAAAGGCCCGCGCCGCCGACAAGAGCCAGGCCGAGATGCAGCCCTGGGTTGACTACGACCCGATCGCCATCGACGAGTCCGTCGAGCGCTGGGCGCGTCCCGTTGGCCGCTACTGCGGGGACTGAGCCATGAAGCGCTTCTGCTGCGACGGTCGCTGTTCGCAAGGCCGCCAATGCCCAGCGTTCGCGCCGGGCGTGATTGAGGGTCCGTACTCCAAACGGAACAGGTTCTGGCGCGCGCTGCTGCGCTGGATCTTCGGCTCCGGCCCATGACGGATGCCGGCCCGGCGACGAGAACCCAGACCACGAAACATCCCAAGGAGAAACACTATGAAATTCGAGAAGGCAGTGAGGAAGAAGGCCAGGCTTCGCCTCGCGCTGACAGGCCCGAGCGGATCGGGCAAGACACACGGCGCGCTGCTGATTGCCAAGGGCATCGGCGGCAAGGTCGCCGTGATCGACACCGAGAAGGGCTCGGCGAGCCTGTACTCGCACCTGGCGGAGTTCGACGTACTCGAACTGGCGCCGCCCTACTCGCCCGAGCGCTTCATCGAGGCCGTCGATGCGGCTGAAGCGGCCGGCTACGACGTGCTGATCCTCGACAGCGTGACGCACGAATGGACGGGCGTCGGCGGCTGCCTAGAGCTGGTCGATGAGGTGGCACGCGCCAGATACAAGGGCAATAGCTGGTCAGCCTGGAACGACATCACGCCGCGCCACCGCGCGTTCCTCGATGCGCTGCTGCGATCCCGCATGCACGTCATCGCCACGATGCGCAGCAAGACAGAGACGACGCAGACCGAAGAGAACGGCCGCAAGAAGGTCGTGAAGCTGGGCATGAAGGCCGAGCAGCGCGACGGATTTGAATACGAGATGACAACCGTGCTGGACATTGTTCACGATGGCCATTTCGCCATCGCCAGCAAGGATCGCACGGGCCTATTCCTGGGCGACCCGAAGCCGATCAGCGAGGACACCGGCCGCACGCTGCTGGCCTGGCTGGAGACCGGCGCCGAGGCGACGGCCGGAATACTGGCCGAGCTGCAGCAGGCGACCAAGAGCGGAACCGACGCGCTGGTCGCTGCCTACAACCGGCTCAAGACTCAGACCGGCTTCGCTGCCCTATGGAAGTCCGAGGGCGCCGCGCTCAAGGCTGCCGCCGCCCGCAACGACCCCGACGGCAATGCCGACGACACCCCGGCCGACGAGCCGGCGAACGTTGACGCGGCCGGCACCTATCAAGGAGAACCCGCGTGAAGAACCTTTACTTCGACATCGAGACAATCCCGAGCCAGATCCCCGGAATCCTTGACGAGTTCAAGGCGGCAGTGACCGCGCCGGCCCAGTACAAAAAGGCCGACAGCATCGCTGAATGGCTGCGCGAGAACCGTGAGGCAGAGGCAGAGCGCCAGTGGCTGAACACCTCCTTCGACGGCGGCCTCGGCCAGGTCTGCGTGATCGCCTTCGCGCTCGACGACTCCGATCCGATCAGCTACGCGGTCGATGACCTGTCCATCGCTGCCGAGCGCAAGGTGATGCAGGACTTCTTCTGCGCCGTGCTCGACGCTGGCACTGGCCCGCGCTTCATCGGCCACAACGTGATCGGATTCGACATCCGCTTCCTGTGGCAGCGCGCGATGGTGCTGGGCGTCAGGCCGCCCTTCCGTTTCCCGCGCGACCCGAAGCCATGGAGCGATCAGGCGTTCGACACGATGACCGCATGGTCGGGCGTGAAAGACCGCATCAGCATGGATCGTCTGTGCCGCATCTTCGGCATCGACGGCAAGGACGACATGGACGGATCGAAGGTATGGCCGATGGTCCGGGATGGCCGGATCTCCGAGGTCGCCGACTACTGCTGCGGCGACGTGCGCCGCACGCGCGCCATCTTTAAGCGCATGACCTTCGCGGAGGTCGCATGAGCATGAAGATCACCAAGGCGCAGTTGCGCGCCTGGGGCGCATGCCGCGACGGCTACGAGTGGTTCTTGCGCCGGTTCGAGAGTGGCGAGGCCGAATATCAGACGGTGCTGGATGCGATGGCGGCAGATGACCGGCCCAGCGATGCGCACTGGCTGATGGACCATGCCGGCGCCGACACCACAGCGGTGCTGGAGGTCGAAGCCATCGCCAACACGAAGCACCTCTTCTTCGCCGGCTCCGTCGTGGTGAAGTTCAGCGCGGAGCTTGGCGGCGCGCTGCGCGCCGGCGAGGGCATCGAGGCTGGCGAGGTCATCACGGCTGGCTTGGGCATCACGGCCGGAGAGGTCATCAAGGCCGGCGAGATCATCGCGGCTGGCTTGAGCATCACGGCTGGCGAGGTCATCGCGGCTGGCGGGAGCATCGAGGCCGGCTTTGGCATCACGGCTGGCGATGGCATCGCGGCTGGCGGGAGCATCGAGGCCGGCGATGGCATCGCGGCTGGCGGGAGCATCGAGGCCGGCGATGGCATCGCGGCTGGCGGGAGCATCGAGGCCGGCTTTGGCATCGCGGCTGGAGGGAGCATCAAGGCCGGCGAGGTCATCAAGGCCGGAGAGGGCATCAAGGCCGGCGAGATCATCAAGGCCGGAGAGGGCATCAAGGCCGGCGAGATCATCGCGGCTGGCGGGAGCATCGAGGCCGGCTTTGGCATCGCGGCTGGAGGGAGCATCAAGGCCGGCGAGGGCATCGAGGCTGGCTGGGGCGTCGCGGCTGGCGGGAGCATCGAGGCCGGATGGGGCATCACGGCTGGCGGGAGCGTCGCGGCTGGAGAGGGCTGGGCCTGCTTCGCGGGCCTTCGCATCCGCGTCGCCAACTGGCCGTCGCAAGCCAAGGTGACAGCGAAGACCAAGCCGAAGAACCTGCACGGCGGCTGCTGGATCAAGCCGCCCGCCGAAGCCGAAGCGCAGCAGCGGGAGAAGCCATGAGCAGCCTCAACAAGGTGATTCTGATCGCGCGCCTCGGCCGTGATCCCGAGATCCGATACCTGCCGGCCGGAACATCCGTGGCGAACCTCTCGGCCGCCACCTCGCGCAACTGGAAGGACAAGCAGAGCGGCGAGAAAGTCGAAGAGACCGAATGGCACCGCCTAGTGGCCTACGACCGCCTCGCCGAAATCATGGGCGAGTACCTCAAGAAGGGCTCACTCGCCTACTTCGAGGGCCGCCTGAAAACGCGCAAGTGGCAGGACAAGGACGGCACCGACAAGTACACGACCGAGATCGTCGTCGAGCAGATGCAGATGCTCGGCGGGCGCGAGGGCCAGGGCGACGGTGGTGGCGCCCAGCCGCAGCAACAGCGCCGCGCGCCCTCACCCGCGCCGGCGCCTGCGCAAAACGCCTACGCGGCGGCCAAGACCGGCCGGGCGCCACCGCCGAAGACCGGCACCGGCTTCGACGACATGGACGACGACGTACCCTTCTAGATTGGAGAAACACATGATCCGCAAGCAAGCAGTGAAACCCAAGCGTCTGGCCGCCTACGAGAAGGCCATTCTCTCTTCCATGCAGTTCGAGCTGAGCGGCACCAGCGTCAAGCCGATCAAGCTCGAAATCTGACGACTAGCGATGCTGTTCCGCACCTTTGTTCTCCGCGACGAGCCCAACGCTCGCCATCTCTGGGCTTTTCTGAAGTCCAACTGGCGCGCGCTGGCCGGCACCGGCCGCCCGCTGTCAGTGACGGTGGCCGAGCACAAGTCGAAGCGGACGCTGGAGCAGAACAAGCGCTACTGGGCGATCTTGAACGAGATCGCTGAGCTGGCCTGGGTGAACGGCAAGCAGTACAGCGCCGACGCATGGCACGAATACTTCAAGGGCCTGTTCATCGGCTACGAGGAAACGCCGGACGGCCGCCGTGCCGGCATCTCGACAACGACGCTCAGCGTGGCCGAGTTCTCCGACTACATGACCCGCATCGAGCAACACGCCGCCGACGAACTCGGCCTACCAAATACCTGACCCCAAAGGACGACACCACTATGAGTTACGCGCAGTTCTTGGACCGCAAAACCCAACTAGACGGCAATCACGGATTTGCCCCGGTGAGTATGCCGTCGTGGTTGTTTGACTTTCAGGCCGATCTGGTGGAGTGGGCTTTGCTCAAGGGCCGGGCGGCAGTATTCGCCGACTGCGGACTAGGTAAGACCGCCATTGAACTGGTATGGGCTGACAACGTGGTGCAGCGCACTGGCGGGCGCGTGCTGCTGCTGACCCCGCTGGCCGTGACGCACCAGATTGCCAAGGACGCGGAGAAGTTCGGCATTGAGGCCAAGGTGTCGCGCAACGGCGTGCCACACGCTGGCATCACGATTACGAACTACGAGAAGTTGCACCTATTCGACGCGACGCAGTTTGTCGGAGTGGCGTGCGACGAGAGCAGCATTCTCAAGAGCTACAGCGGCGCAACGCGCGGCGCTATCACGGCCTTTGCTCGCAAGCTGCCCTATCGCCTGCTGGCGACGGCCACGGCCGCGCCAAATGACTTCACGGAGTTGGGCACCTCAAGCGAAGCCCTGGGCTACCTTGGCCACATGGACATGCTCAATCGTTTTTTCAAGAACGACATGAACAACAGCGCCCAGGGACGCATCGGTGGCGAGGTCATCAAGTGGCGCCTGAAGGGACACGCCGAATTGCCATTCTGGCGCTGGGTATGCTCCTGGGCGCGTGCTATGCGCCGACCGTCTGACCTCGGGTTTGACGATGCGCGTTTCGTGCTGCCTGAACTGCGCGAGGTTGAGCATGTTGTCGAAGCTGAGACTGTGGCGGACGGTTTTCTTTTCGCGCTGCCCGCCGTTGGCCTGGATGAGCAGCGCGAGGAACGGCGCCGCACGTTGAAGGAGCGATGCGCGCGGGTGGCCGCTCTTGTGAACCCGACAGGCCAGCCGGCGCTTGTGTGGTGCCACCTGAACGACGAAGGCGACCAGCTAGAGGACTTGATCCCCGACGCAATACAGGTCAGCGGCGCCGACACCGACGACAAGAAGGAAGGCAAGCTGCTGGACTTTGCCGAGGGCCGCGCCCGCGTGCTGATTACCAAGCCGAAGATCGGCGCGTGGGGACTGAACTATCAGCACTGCAACCATATCACGTTCTTTCCATCGCACTCGTTCGAGCAGTATTACCAAGGCGTGCGGCGGTGCTGGCGCTTCGGACAGCAGCGCCCGGTGACGGTTGACATAGTGACCACAGAAGGCGAGCGCGGCGTGCTGCGCAACCTGCAACGCAAGGCCGAGCAGGCCGACAAGATGTTCTCTAACCTCGTGGCCGAGATGAATGCCGCCCAGGCAATCGACCGCGCTTCCGCTTTCACCAAGACTCAGGAGATACCGCAATGGCTGTGCATGACCAACTGATTACCGACAAGTTCGCCCTGTATCACGGGGACTGCGTAGAGGTCATGCAAGGCATGCCCGACGCCTGCGTTCACCTCTCTGTCTACTCGCCGCCGTTCGGCGGGCTGTATCACTACAGCAGCAGCGAGCGCGACCTGTCGAACTGCGACGACTACGACACGTTCTTTGAGCAGTACGCATTCTGCGTGCGCGAACTGAACCGCATCACTATGCCAGGCCGCGTGACCGCCGTTCACTGTATGGATGTGCCACGCAGCAACAGCGGAACCGACAGCTACATCGACTTTCCCGGCGACATCATCCGGCTGCACGAGCGCGAGGGCTGGCTTTTCGCCGGGCGTCGCATGATCTGGAAAGAGCCGCTTGCGGTGCGGCTGCGCACCATGCAGAAGAACCTAGCGCATCAGTCGCTTGTCGAGGATTCGATCGACTGCGGCGTGGCGGCTGGCGACCAGTTGCTGACATTTCGCAAGCGTGGCGCAAACCCGGTGCCGGTGGCGCACCCGGTGGGCATGCTTGACTATGCAGGCGACCGCACCCCGCCTGGCGATGTGATGCGCTATCGCGGGTGGAAAGGCAAGCAAACCGAAAACCGTTTTTCGCATTGGATCTGGCGGCAGTACGCGGATTGCATGTGGGATGACATTCGCATCGAGCACGTTTTGCCATTCCGAGAGGCGCGCGACGGCGAAGACGAGAAGCACGTTCACCCGTTGCAGCTTGATGTGATCGACCGATGCGTGCAGCTTTTCAGCAATCCAGGCGAAACCGTGTTCACGCCATTCATGGGCGTCGGGTCCGAGGTCTATAGCCCGGTACTGCTGGGCCGGCGTGGCGTGGGCGTGGAGCTGAAGGCCAGCTACTACCGGCAGGCGTGCAAGAACGTCGGCGCTGCTGCGGCTGGCGTGAAGATCGGGGCAGAGACTGACGATCTACTACTGGACGCGGAAGCCGAGGCGCGTATTGACGCCTAACGCAAATCTAACCGGCTTGCGCCGAGTGAGGAGCTGAAATGACCACAGAACCTGCCGGCGCAAGTCCGGTTGAGTGCCGGCGGGTTAGGCCGATGAAGCCAAGCCAAGCTGCCATTGATTGGGCCGCGAAGATGCGATTCAGCGCGCTTGCGAGCAACGAAACAATCATAGAGTCCTACGAAGCGCACAAGAGATTGTTGGTGAAGATCGCGGCGCGGAAGAAGCTGCCTAACGCAGAGTTGAGCCGCCGTACTCGGTCGGATCGAATTGCGTGTTAGCCGGCTCTTTCCGAAGCGAGAAAAACACTTGATCCACTACCACGGACTACCGATAACGCCAGCGACGGCCGCAAACAAAGCGGTTGAGGCCGGGCACGCCTTCGTGAGCTACGCGCACGCCGACCAACTGTGTGTTGCGGTTGATGTGTGCCAGAGCTTCGCCGTGGACAACGGCGCCTTCAGCGCCTGGAAGAAGGGCGAGCCCGTGCAGAACTGGCGCGGCTACTACGAGTGGGCTGCCGCCTGCAAGATGGTGCCGGCCTGTGACTTTGCCGTGGTGCCCGACGTGATAGACGGCGACGAGGCAGCAAACGACGCGCTGCTGGCTGAATGGCCGCTGCCGCGCTGGTTTGGTGCCCCGGTATGGCACATGCACGAAAGCCTTGAGCGCCTTGAGCGCCTGGCGACAGCGTGGCCCCGCGTGTGCATTGGCAGCTCGGGTGAGTTTGCAACTATCGGCACCGCCGCATGGTGGGGCCAGATTGCCCGCGCCATGCGCGTGGTTTGCAACGACGAAGGCCAGCCGCTGGTGAAGTTGCACGGCCTGCGCATGCTGAACCCTAAAGTGTTCACGCGCCTGCCTTTCGCCAGTGCGGACAGCACCAACATTGGACGGAACATCGGCATTGACCAGGCCTGGCGCGGCAACTACATGCCGCCCAACAAAGACATGCGCGCAGCCGTGATGCGCAGCCGCATTGAGGCACACAATGCGCCCGCACGCTGGGGCTTCACTGTCCCGGAGTTTCAACCCGCAGACCGAGGAAGCCTGCTGTGACCCTGACCTTTGCTGTTCTGGTATACGCCGCCGCTATGGCCCTGGCGAACCTTTCCGTTGCCACCTGGGGG